CGATGTCGGCGTGATCATACACTCCATTTTTGCGGAAAATTACTGGCTATTGGCCGGGACTACCACGGGCTTTTTCCTGCTTGGCCCATTTCTCGCCATGGGCCTGTATGATTTGAGCAGACGGATGGAAGCAGGCGAACCGCCAGCACTCACGCCCACACTCATCGCCTGGTTACCCAACCTGATGAATATTGCGTTATTCACCATGCTACTGATTCTTGTCTTTTTCGCCTGGATCCGGCTTTCTATGAGCATCTTTGCCCATTATTTCAATGGCGCACTGCCTACTTTTGCCGATGTGGTGATCAATGTATTCACCTTCAAGCAGCCCACATTCCTGTTCATTTACTTTTCTGCTGGCGCCTTGTTTGCAGTTTTCATATTCAGCATCAGCGTGATTGCCATGCCACTCATGCTTGACCGCAATGCCAGTGCCTGGACAGCCGCCGTTACCAGCCTGCGCACCTGCGCCCGCAACCCGATCACCATGAGCTTATGGGCATTTTGTATTGTGGTGTTGGTAGGGTTTGGCCTGGTGACAAATTTTCTAGGCCTGATTTTGACCATGCCGGTGGTTGGACACGCAAGCTGGCATGTGTATCGCAACCTGATTGAAGTCAAAGATTAGTATGTGCTAACGCGTGTGGGCCTGCAGCTCACTGCTGGCAGATGAGTCAGGAAAAGTCGCCAGAAAATGCTCAAAGCCCTCAATCGGCAAGGGCCTGCTAAACAGATAACCCTGATATTTTGTGCAGCCCTTGTTAAACAAATAATCCAATTGCTCTTTGGTTTCCACCCCTTCTGCAATCAACACCATTTGCAGGTTTTTACTCAGGGAAACCAAGGTTTCTACAATCGCTTTGTCACTTTCATTGGTCAATAAATCCCGCACAAAAGACTGGTCAATTTTCAATTGATCGAATGGCAAATGTTTTAAATACTGTAGCGAAGAATAGCCAGTCCCAAAATCATCCAGCGACCAGTTGATCCCAAACTCACGCAATGCATGCATTTTCTGGATCGTGACATCCACATCCTTTGCCAGCATACTTTCAGTCAGCTCAAGCTTCAAACGCGCAGGGTCCGCCTGGCTTCGCGTCACAATCTCCATCACCTCCTGCACAAAGTCCGGCTGCCGGAGTTGTGACGCGCTCACGTTGACAGCAATCGTGAGATGCGCCGTCTGCGGGTCTTGCGCCCAGGCCACCAAATGCGCGCATGCCTCTTTCAACACCCATGCCCCAATCGGCAAAATCAAGCCGGTCTCCTCTGCTGCGGCGATAAATACCCCAGGTGGTATCATGCCCCGCACAGGATGTTGCCAACGCAAAAGTGCTTCCGCCCCAAAAATATGGCCTTGTGCATCGACTTGCGGCTGATAGTGCAAACAAAAATGGCCTTTCGCCAAAGCCTCACGCATCTCGGCATCCAGGGAGTGGCGAATGGTTAAATCCGTCTGCATCACCACCAGGGCGACGCCAAGTACCCCCAGGGCTGACAGGTAATTGATCCACACGCCCCATACCCGAATATTGCTATCCGCAATTAAATCCGGGCGCGTCACGCCCATGTGTGAAGAACCAAAAATCATGCATCCCGCCAGCATGATAAAAGGCAACATCACGCGCAAATAAACATGATCTTTCCTGAATACAAGCGATGTACCCGCCGCCAATGGCAGAAAATACATGTGCACAGACCTGACAACGCCATCAACAGGCGCATCCAGCAGACATATCGTCGCAATAATGATGAACAATCCATGCGCCATCCAGATAGCCGCCAAACGATCACGGCCTGCGTTGAATAAAGTCATGCCCAACAAAGCCAACGCTACCTGCGTCAGGTTACACGCCATCAACAGCCATTTTGTCTGCAAAGCGTAATAGGCACTCCATGCGCAGCCCAAGAGGATAGGCACGCAAATACCAATGGCCAGCAACAACCGCACACGCAGAATATGTGGGTCCTGGATAGATTGTGAAATCTCGCTTTTAAAAAGCTTAGAGATAAATAATTGTTGCATGGCGAAGTGATCAATATTGGGCCAATAAAAGCATCCGTATGCTTTACTAGAATCAGTAAAAAGCTGCCTTCTGCACTGCAACTTTAAAGGTTGATCACAATAATATTTTAATCAATTGAATAACCATCACCCAAATACCGAGCTTTGACACCTCTTATTCATGACATACGTGCGTGAGGATCTTCATTCATCAGCCAAATAGATTGAGGCCAACCTGAAAATAAAAAAGCTTGGATTTTCATCCAAGCTTTTAAAAGACATCCTTTTTTAACGCTCATTGAGCACAGAGTTGTGCAGCAGCCTGCTACACTTTAAACCATGATTATCGTCGGCATCATTCTCTCCCTGCTCGCTTACTACCTCGCCTTACAGTGGGGCAAACGCCTGCTCGAAGAGCAAGACATCGAATTACCAAGGTTTACCCGTTGGCTAGTGCTGAACACCTTTGCCTTCATCATCTCCAGTATTGTTGCCCTACCTTTTCCTTCGATTTTGTAAATACGAGAAAAATATACTGGAAAATGTAAAAGTCTACATGATGGATGCCACAAAATGAAAAAGGCCCAGATTTTCATCTAAGCCTTTGAATGTATTTCGTTTTTAGTCTTATTAGTACTACTTAAGAGTAATTTATGGTGCGGTAGCCTGAACCGAACGTTGCGTTAAACACTAATATTTAAGCCATTCCATAAATTTTAAATATTTATGTTACCCCCCAAAGTTACCCCAACTTAGTAAAAGTCACTTACTTGATACTCCTTAAACGAATAGCAAAAGATTCATAAAATTGCATAGTTAAGTGATATTAATTAAATCTTCAATATGATAGATTTATCTAAACTTACATTGCGTGTGGTTGGTGCTTTAGTAAGTAAATAATTCAAAAACATAATACAACAAGGGAGAAGAATTTGTTTTCTAAGACTTTATCAATTAAATCGATACTGGTAAGTTCACTATTCATTGGCGGTTCAATATCCAGTGCAAACGCTACTGTTTATTCCAATACACTAGACACCCCTACTTTCTTCAACAATCCTGAAATTAATAGTTTCGGCCAAGAGTTCACAACTGCTGGCGGCACATTAACCGACTGGTCGTTCTACGTAACCTCCGGGCTTATGGGCAATATTAAATTTGTAATTTCAAGTTGGGATGGAACTAAAGCAGTTGGACCAGCCTTGTACTCAAGTACAACTTTTTATGGCGGCGGTGGTGCGCAAACTCTCTCATTCAGCGGAATAAACCTTCAACTTTCCGCTGGTTCCTATGTAAGCTATCTTACTGGTGTAGGAGTGCCCGATAGAACGGGTGGCGTATTTTTAGGAGCGTCATACTCTGACGGCGGACTTCCGGGTAGTTTCCGTTTATACGGTCCTGGCGATACTGATTGGAGATCTTCCTCACTTTCAAACTTTAATCTTCAATATACAGCGGTAATTAACCCCGTTCCAGAGCCAGAAAACCTAGCTATGCTATTTGCAGGTTTAGGTCTGATAGGGATTGCTGTACGCGGCAAGAAATAAGTATCACTGTAGCTTCATAAATTAAAGGCTGGATACTCCGGCCTTTATTATTTGTAGATCGCACTGGATTTAGGTTCCAGCGCCTCGCTTGTGACATTTCGAGTCTCTCTTTTCGCACCATCATGAAATATGCCTGATTTCGAGTCAGGCACACCCAAGTTTTCTTCTAGCTTGGGGCTAGGTCGTATCCTGATATGTACACGAACTTCGTTCTCATAATCACCGAGATGAAGATACGTATTTAGAATAAAGTATTAAATCGTTAATCCGTTCAATCGGAAACTCTTCTATCTTCGTCCAAGCTTTACGATCTGAACCAACATAGCCTATAACTTTTCCATCATTACCATATAAAGGAACTCCAACACCCCCGCTTGCTTGTCCTTCATATTGAAATGCGTAAGTTTTGTGTGACTCAACGATAATGGGTAATCTTGCAGTCAAACCTAATAGTGGATCGTAGCTAGCAGATAGAATATGCTGACCAGATTGTACCTTTACCCATGTGAAGCAATCATCTGGTAACAAGGCAACTCTAATGTTATCGATTTTAAATTCGACATTCGCTTTAGTGGGCATTGAATTTGTTCTGTAGAAGAATATTGTCGACAGTTCAGACTCGGGTGGAGCTATATATTCCTGAGTCGGAATTTCTGTTAAGTGAGCACAGCTTGTTAGTAGTAAAGTGAGGAGTGAACAGAAAAAGCGACGGAATGTCATTTTAGGAAATATGAAATTGATTTTAAACCAATGTTAACAGTCTTTGTACTGTCCAACATCAAGTTTTGCTTTTATACCAAGGAATCCCGTTCAGCCAGTCAGGTTTAATGGCTTCTCGTGCCCCTAACCCTGGAGTTCGAATCTCACCTCTCCAGCTTACCTAAAAAGGTACTCGCAACCACGTAAGACAAAACTATACTAAGTAAAACTGATACTTCATACCAAACCGGCATAACGCCTGGTTCATATAGTCCTTGCGAAAAACTCATATAAACCATGACAAAAAATACGATCCCTGCAACCAATAAAGGGGAATAACGTTTAAGGTTTATCACCTGGCTTTGAATTGCGTAGTGCTGTGTCTGAAAGTGCCATTTTGGGGTAACTCCAAATTGGGGTAAGTTGTGTTACCCCATAAGTTACCCCTATTTAATGCTGGATGTCAAACGACTGCTTTGGACTGCTTTGGACGTAAAAAAACCCGTAAGTCATTGATTTACGGGCTTAATTGGACCACTTTGGATTTCTTTGTACAACTACGTGGTGCCGGGAGCCGGACATTATGATCAAGCATTTAAGCTGCTTTCAATGGAATGTGTAAGAATTATGCAAGACCATTTTGTTAACATCAATAAATTGGTGCGGATTAGGTTCCTGAATTACCTTACTTTTTCGTACGATCTTTCGCAGGCTGTTCCGGCGCTTCCTGCGTTGTCAGCATATTCAGCAATTGTGTCCGTAGCTTCATCAAGCCTTCGCTGCACGTAGTCGAACAGATCGATGGCCGGGCCGGTTGCTTCGCTTCGGTTGGTAGTGGTGGCAACTTCTGGCGCGGCTGTGCATCTACGGGCGCGTGCAAGCTCTTCGCGGAGCAACTTGCCAGTACGAGCATTATTAGCAGCATCAGCACTCGCTTTATCACGTTGTTTCTTTGCATTGTCAGCTTCCTCCTGTAGTGCCTCTGTTTGTTTTGCGTAAATGGCCAGGCTATCTTTGGCGGCATCGGCGGCCGTCTTGTATTGCAGAGTCCACTCTTTTTCATTCTTGGCTATGGTTTCAGCGTGGGTTTGTTTTTCGTTGGCCAGGCGCACGGTCTGAACCCCTACACCGGATAGCGCAATAAGCAAGGCTATGATTAACCCATAAGTTAACTTTGATAGTCCAGGCATAAATCCCTTTCAGCTAGGCGGCGTTTGGTTAAGCCCGGCAATGTGACGTAATACCCTGCGACCTTCGCCTTATCCCAGCGCGGCAACTGGTTACAGGCGCCAACGTATTGCTTGGCAGCCAGATATCGCGCAGCAGTTGATTGCTTGGTGTTACAGGCGATGGTCGGGCCCATGTTGAAAACAGCGTCACCGAATGCGGCCAGAACCTTTACTGGTAGGCCTGGCTGACATCTATCGACCAGATCAATGGCTTTCCCCATGTCGTCATTGATGCGCGTCTCGCATTCGTCCAAGGAGTAATACTTGCCTTTGATGACGTTGCCGGTGGATCCCCAGCAAACAGTTAGAACACCTGGCGGGTCATAATACCCATAGTGATAAAGGCCCTCGGCAGGCTTGGCGAGTAAGACGGCAGCAATAAGCGCAGCCTGCTTGCGGTTCATTTACCTATCACCTCACGGGCGGCGGCCCATACAGCCAGGCATGCAACGATGATACCGGCAGTCCATTTGATGAAGTTACCTAGCCAGTACGCAACACGGAACCCGCCTTTAGCTGTTTTTAGCAATTCAAGCAATTCGTCGGTGCTGGATTTGATTTCTTTTGTGATAGTGGTATTTTCTTCCACATCATTTTTCAACCGGACAAAGTCTTTTTCCAGTGCGGATAATCTTGCGTGTGCGTCTTGATCCAATTAAATCCCCTTTATTGTGTAGCGCCAAAAATAAACATCTGATCAAGCTCTGCATCCGATATGCCTAGGCCTTGAGCCAGTGCTAGCAATGTCTGGTTATCGCGCTGCCAGTCGTTGCGGCGGTAGAAATTGACTTCTGCCTTGAGTTTTTCAACCGGATCAGGAATTGCATTGATAAAATCAACGGCGGCTTGATATTTACCGAATTCGATTAAGGCAAGCTGCCCTTGAGCCGTGGATATTGATTGAGGTACTAAATTTATTTGTTGATTGCTTGCTATGGATTCAAGCTCATCATCGGTATATGGACGAGATGTAACTTCACCACTCTCCAAATTAATTTCAGTCACATTCATTTTCTAAAACTCCCAAGATATGTTTACAGTGCCACCGTCAAAAAGGTCAGTACCGTTAACTGTTGTCAACCTTAATCGGTCAACGACACCCGAAAGGGATACGCCTCCTCCTACGTTATTACCTTCACCAGGCCTTCTATAAAAATTACCTTGAGCATCCCATCTATTCCCTGCTTCATTAGTCAATGTTAGCGAGCCAAAAAAGGTAAAAATAGCTGCATTTGTTTCTGATATTCCGAATCCAGAGCCCAGCGATGCTGCTGCAACAGTTGTTCCACTAAACCCTAATGCAGTGGATGAGTACCCAGATGTGGTGAATGTTGTACTGCCGAGCTGAACCTGAATTATTGAAGTTCCAATGGTACTGACGCCATTCATTGAAATGACAATGCGCTTAACGCCTGCTGGAATGCCTGTAAAATCGTAAGCAGCGGCACCGTTTGTTGTTATTCCTACAGCTTGTTTTATTAAAGCTTTTCCGTTTACCCAATCGCTTGATACAGGGCTTGAATCATTATCCGCTAGCGTTGGGTCGCTGGTTGCAGTAGTGACTGAAGTTACAGCAACATATAAGGTGTCAAAATACGTTTTTAATGTTGCTTTTAAATTGGCCCAGGTAAGTTTTTTTAATCCAAACGATGCCGCGCTATCAATAAGCGGAAATTCATCTGCATCAACAGGAGTTGTTTTGCTTGAGGCTGCGTGTGTTGGGGCTGCCACTGGAGAAATACTGGCTGCAAGTGCTGCGGCCTCTGCTTCATCCTTACTTGTATCTGCTGCGCTTGCGCTTGATTCTGCTGCTGCTGCTGCTGCCAATGCTGCGGTTACGGCGTTATCTACTTCAGGGATTAATTCACTACCAGCCTTTAACGCCACGTTTCCTAAAAAATCAAACGTGATCACTTTGTTTGCTCGGTCTGCGGTGTCTTCCGTTATTTCTTGTCCGACAATCACATCCACCGGCAATTTAATTGCCCGTGTAATTGATTGATTGATGTACTGCATAGCAAGCCATAGTCGGTCAAAATCACCATTAACTGTTGGCGCCAGGAAATCACCAAACTGTTGATAGTCAATCACCCTTGATAGAACTGGATTTAAAAAGCGGATTACCTTTAAGCCGTTTGCCGGGGCCACATCAAAAATGACATCGCCGCCTTCATCCTCTCCAATTCCTGTGACTGAGTAGCCAGTCGTAATGAGTACACCGTCGACTGTGACGGACAAGTCATCCTCATTTAGCACTTTAAACGTGTAAGGGAAAGTGGTTGTAACACCGTTGGCTATGCTTGACGAGACTGGGATCTGTACTGGAACTGTCATGATTTTTCACCCGCTTGAATATGGGTGAAAGTTTGCGATAGATGTGCGGTCAGTTTCCTGACTTATCGTTCTAGCTCTACCTCAAAGGTGCCGGAGTTTGGGCGCCAGTCGTGGCGTGTGTGGTTTGTTTCTGGCAGGTCTGATATTTTCAGGTTGATGCGTTCGGGGGTATCCGTCACGGCACCGGCTGCAACGTCGATATAATCGTCCTTCTGATTTTTGTTTTCAGGGTTAAAGTCTTTCATTTGATCCCACAATTCACCATCAATCACAGACGTGTGAGCCCATAGCATATTGGATGAAAGCGGGTCTTCAAGTGATTCAAGGATGCGCATGCCCTTGTTCTGAACGGCGGGTTCTTCAGAAACGCCGCAGATCAATTTGCGCTGCTTGAGACAACCTTTTAAGACTGAAGCCCCAAACCCGCCGATGCCGTTAGTTTCAATCGTGATGCGTGACAAGTGAAATTCTTTGATGACATCACAAATCTGGTACACCTGACCACCGATAATATTGCGGCCATCCTCAGTAAATTCTGCGACTTCCCCCTCAAGGCTGATAATTCTGTGTAGATAGCGCCGGCCGTATTCATCCTGAAACACCAGGCCAAGCGTTGAATCATCACTATTAAGTTTTGCGGATGCTGGATCCCAGCGAAGTGCTGCTCCGACAATACGGGCATTACCAAGCCATAATGATGAAACTTTGTTGGCAACCCTGATTTGTGGCTCTACTTCATACGGGATCAGCTTTTCAGGGTCTAGGCGTATCTCTGAAATCGGTTTGGCTTCAAGCATATATTGAGAATCCCAATAATTGAGCGTTCTTGTCTTTTTGCGACGCTTGATAATGTCCTCGCGTGTAAAGCGTTCAGGCCATGCACAGTTTGAATAAATGTCGATCACTACCCCGGGCGGTTTATCAAAAACGACATAACCAGATTCGATGCGATAGTCGAGCCCTTCCTTGAGCAGCTTTGCACCCTTATAGATGCCAGTGAACACATACAGGCCATCGTCACCAATCTTGAATGGTATTTTGTAGCGGGTGATTTTGGCTGTTTTTTCGTAGCGGACAAAGGATTCAAACAGCGGTATTTTCAAGCAGGCCGCGCCACCCGCAATCTGTTCTGTGTAGATTGAATCGTGTGTGTGAGGCGTGCCGATAAAAGTCTCGCGACCACCTGGAACCAGAATGAACGTCGATTCCTGAATTTTGTTTCTTAGTGATTCCCGCGCTTCTGCGTTTTTAATGTTCTTCGGGACTTCCACGTCATCATAGTCAATGTCTTTGGCACGGGCAGAAGTTACGTTTTGATTGACTCCAGTGGCCGTCATGCTGGCGTTACGGGCATCATTTGAACCTGTCACCCAAAACATCTGTGCGCCAGGCTTAGTCGGTAACATGCCGCCGCATAGCGGGTGCCTGCGTAATACGTTGATAGTGTCCCGAGTGAGTTTCTTTGCTAGTGGGCCATCAGCCGCCCAAATCAGGGAAATCCATGTCCCATCGTTGTAAAGCTGCCAGGCTTTATATACCGCGTAAATAGTGGATTTTGCTGCCCCCCTGAATACCATGAGGACGCGCACAGGGTCATTGCAGTTTTGAAGCCATAGGCATATACGGATATGCAGCTTGGGGACAGTCCACCCCATCACACTTGCCCACATTAGAAAGAAGGCAACGAATGTGATTTTGCGTTTAACTTCTGCCATGGACGCGCTTGTCGAAATTCTCTTTGCCGGTATTGTCTTGAATGTCTTTGATTGCAGCGGCGGCCATCTTTTCAAACTTGCTGATCTCGTTATCCAGGCTGACATCAGTCTCGCCGTTTTCATCCGGCACAAACTCAGGATCAATAGGTAATGAACCGCGCTGCACAATACCGACAAAGCTGGAAATGCGCTGCATCAATGTCATGGTGGCCACCGCGTTTTTCTTCATCCAATAGCGGTCACCCCTGATTTTTGCGTCCTGCATGTCAATGGACTGATTTGCCCCCGGCCAGTTGGCTGGATTGGCTTCATTAATAAAAACATCAGCCAGTGATTCAGTCAGGCTTTGTATTCTCTCGAATTGATCTTGGCGCATCGTTTAACCTCCTATCGCTTGCTCAAAATCCGGCGCCCGGTCCGGTGCCATTTCGCCAGGTTGCCAGTAGTAATCTTGCCCCCAATCCTTCATAGCCCGGCCACGCATCCGTCCAAGGTAGCCAGGGTTTAACGCCTCCTGTGCATTATGCAAGAACCAATGTTCCCACGCGCCACGGAATTGCCACAGGCCAACATATGGAAGCTGTGAGTTTGTCCAGCGTAGCCACTCGCTGCCTGCGTTTGTTTCCTTGTCCTTCGCGGCCTGCCATGCATTCGTGACAACCAGGTCACCTACAAGACCAGCAGCGGCCCCAGCAGATGGCCCTAGCACTGCGCCAAAAGCCTGTTCAGCATTTGATCCGCGCTGCTCTGTCGGGTCTTTGAATAGCAGATCACCCAGGTAACCCATGCCGCCGCCCTGAGTTAGTGCGCGCGTCCAGAACTTAGGTTCTGTCATGTCGTAAGGGTCTTTACCCTGCACCAGTGCTTTATTCTGCAATACCACAGCGCCCAGCATCATCAGTGAGACATTCAGCCCGGCCATGACTGCCATTTTATTGATGGCCGCTTTTGTTGGTGTATCCGCACCGAAACCAGCGGGTGCACCTTCCAGCCCTTGCGGGGTGTCAAATATGCGTGTCCAGTGGCGGGTAATCATAGCGGTAGGGAATGACTTGAACTGCATGAATGAGCGCATGGCCTCGCCTGAGATAGTACCGGCAGGCATTCCGCCACCAGTGACGATTGCACGGGTTGCCAGATCAGGGTTAACAACTGCGAACTGTGATTCATCCGACACGAAAGCCATCCACTTGGTGGCGGCCTGTTCAGCGCCTTCTGCACCTGTGCTGACAATGCTTTCACGTGTAAGGTATTGCGCTCCGTCGCGCTCTGTTGTCTTGGCATTTGTGATGATCTCCCAATCCGCTTGCGTGATGCCCTTCTGTTGCATCAGGTATCGATCCCATTCAGACAACCGGCCCCAGCTAGTGCCGACCTTTTTAGCAAAGCCTTGCATCATGGTTGCTGAGAATGCAGAACGTAGGCCGTCCGTCCATGCATTCATGAATGACAGCTTCATCACACTGTTGGCCACACGTCCGGTCAGGCTGTGTGTCATGTTGTCACCAGTCCAGCGGTTCAAGGTATTGGTCAGACTGTCAGCAATGATACCGTGTGCCTGCAAGAACTCGCGGTGATCTTTGGAAAAGTTCTTGCGCAGGTTATTCAGCATGTCGAAATATGGCAGGCGGTTAAAGTGCAGCGTCGCACCGATAGTGCCGATATCAGTCAAGGATGAAAGCACGGCACCGCCCAGCTTGGCCGCAGTCTGCACATTGCGTACGTCCTGGAATGCTTTTGCGATAGTTGCGTTTTCTGGTGAGGTAGTCTTGCCGGTGAGTAGTGACCAATATGCGCTTGGCTTGTTGCCGAGATAGCGATTTTTCATTGTGCCAATTCCGTCAGCACGTTCCGCAATATCGTTCTGAAGTCTGAAGTTTGTTTCAGGGTTAGGGCCATAGCGTTCAACCAGCCCAATATTACGCGTCATCATCCCGATATGGCCGAGCATTGCGTCATACAATGAGCCATCGCCAAACTCCTGCATGTACTGCATCCAGGCGTCACCATCTTTGAAATGCAAAACACGGCGATCACTGCCAGCGTTTGCACGCTTCCCTGCGCCACGGTATGCGCCTGGCTCGACCTTGTTCAATCCTTCGCTGGCCAATGTTTCATAGGCAGCTTTCAGAACTTCCATGACTTCACCGTCACGCATGAGTGAACCGTCAGCTTTCACATACTGTTTGCGGTCAAGCAGTGGCAGTACCTTGTTTGACCAGTCATCTGCATTGGATGCCTGAATCTTGGCTGCATCATGGCTTTGTGACAGATAGCCATAGGCCAGTTTTCCGACATCACCACCAGCTGCATTGAAGCGTAACCGCAAGGTTTCGATGGTATCCAGCCAAGCCTTTGCCCCAGCCTGTGCGACTTTGTTTCCAGTGCTACCGTCTGCCAGTTTGAACACCTCGCGCACGACATCAGCGGTCATGCCTGGGTTGTCAACGTCCCATATGCGCATGGCGAGGTTACGCAGGATTCCGGTGCCGTCCTTGGATGATGCTGCATCAAGTAATGCGCCGAGCTGGGAGACTGCGCCATCATGCAGTGCGTGAACGTAGTTGTTTGTATTGGCTATGTCTTTGATGAGTGCTTCGGACTGTGTGATGGGCTTTCCTGCGGTGTCCTTCAATGACTGAATGCGTTGATTCGTTTCGTCTGTCTTGATGACTTGCAGTGAAGCCAGCATTTCCTTACGGGCGCCGGTGTTCTGAATATCCTGAACGACTGCTTGCGATGCTTCGCTGACGCGCTGCTCCTGAGACTTAGCAGCCCAGCTTTCAGGGTCTTGCCGTGCAAGTTCGTGCATCTTGTTTGAAATCGCGTTATCAATGGACTTGATCTTCTTGTCAATATTGACCTCGGCTTTATTGACAATCGCCTCAATCACCTTTCTGATACAATCTTCACGCATATGATTTATTTCCTCAAAGTTGTCGGCTATACGCTGGTACTGGTTTCGGTTGTACCGATCACCGGCCTGTTAGTGTTCGGCAATAAAAAGCAGGCATGGGCCTACACAAAAGACTGGCTCAAGGCCATTGCCTGGATAATGCTTGCCGGGGGAATCCTGGCACTGATCATCACCCCGTTTCATTAATCTATTCACCCAAGAAACACTGGACAGCCGCTTCAACAAGCGACTGGTCATTGAGCCCCAGTTCTTCATCGGTTCCGTTCTCAATCTCACGCCGTACCGCCTGCACTTCATCAGCCAATTTTACGCGCGTCCCATCCTCCCTGATTGATACTTCCATGTTTGGATTGTCAGCGACGTAGCGTTCAATGGTTTGGCGCACGACTGTTGGTTCATTGTCTGCGGTTTTAAGCGGGTTGGATTCATCAGCGCGTGTCTGTGATGCACGGGCCTGCTCTGTGGTGCGGATGATTTTGTCTGTCAGGCTACCGGAATTGGGGTCAAATAGACCGCTGTTGCCGATGGCGGATTTGATTTGTTTTGCTGACGTTGCTGCAATTAGTCTATCGCCTGGACTGTCTGTAAACTGAACTATTACCCCATCGTGACCACCATCAATGACACGATCAAGAATTGATGCACTATTCAAGTCATATGCCTGCACAGCGTTGTAATAGTTATCTGCTTTCAAAATCAAAGGATTTTTAATTGAGAGATACACAGGCATGACATTGGCATTACCACCAGCTTTTGATGCATTCATTGCGTAGTCGCTGGCTGAATCTGGATAAGCATTTGGTTTATCAGTGAAAAAGTAAAAGTTTTCACCCTGCTTAAAGTTTTTACCAGTCTGTGCTGAATCAAATTTGTCAAAGTCTGCTGCCGTTCCATGGTAAACAACCAACGGCTTACCCTCTGCATCCACTACCTTGCTATTGCCAAACCAGTTTTTAAAGTTCGGATTGTCCGTCACTTCAGGTTTGGATAACTCAGCGGCAAACTTGGCAACTGGTGTTGTGTCCGCAATATCCCGCTGAATCGTCAAATTCTGCACCATTGCCACATCGACGTTTTCCTGTGGCTCGAAATTCTGCGTTTTAATGGGTGCTGGCTGCGCGTCTTGGGCCGCTGGCTGGACTTCTTCGGTTACAGGTGCGTTTGTGTCTGGCTTTGCATTTTGACGAGCCGTAGCGCGTGAAACAGCTTTCATGGAATGCAGGCCAAGTCCGAATGGAACCAGCGCGGAAACAGTCAGGCCAACAGGGTCAAGCGGGTCATACTGCTTGGCGATGTCCACGTAGTTAGCGCGAGACAATATTTCACTGGTGATTTTCTGCTGGGCCATGTATGAAGCCGGGCCACTGGCAACTGCAAGGCCTGTGGTTTGTGCAACTGTGTTACCGGCAACAGGGATTAATGCTGACAATCCTGTGACAGCACCGGTGACAACCCCGACCTGGGTGCGTGTTGAAAGGTCTACGCCCTGCTGTGCCAGTTGTTCAGACTGCATCATACCTTCAGAGACACCCAGCACGGAAGCGCCGCCAATAGGGCCAGCGACTACCGCGCCTCCAATAGCTTTTGTCAGACCTTTACCGAGATTGAAAAACAGATTTTCAGCCATGGTAGCGGTGGCTGAATCCACGCGCATATCATTGCTGAACTCATAAAGCGGCTTTGACTGCTCTGGCCGAAAGTTTGGCGTGAAGTTTTGAATGTTCTGGTTACGCTGCTGGCGCTGTTCTTCAGTCATGGGTTGCAGCGGGTTCTGAGTCATGCCGAAATCAGCGTAGGCCTGTGCGGATGCACCTAGCACATCTGAGACGTTTCCAACAACTTCGGCAACGCCAGCGGCTACGGCACGCGGTAATGTAGAAAATCCTGACCATTTTGCTTTTAGCTTGGGCGGTTCTAGTGGACGCTCCTGCATGAATTGAATGCTGGTGTCTGTACCTTCCTGATATGCGTCTAGTAATCCCATTTACTGCACCTTAATCATAATTGGTCTGCCTTGGGTATTAGTGACTGGTCGGCCTTGGACCATGACCGCATACCGACCGGGCCCGGCATACATCAATTCCTGTCCTGGCACTGATTGCGCAAAGTCTTTGACGTTCATTATCACCCCACCAACACGAACACGGCCATCCGGCGCTTGCTGTTTCAGCTCGTCAGCGGTTACGTTATTGATGCGTGACGTGAATGTATCCTCGTCCACTCCGGCAGGAATAGGCAGGCGCTTGCCGTTGTGATCAATAATGTCTCCACCGATTGCAAACTGAACTGCTTTCTTCGCAAGGTTTGGTGTGATGCTGCCGCCGTTATCTTTAGCCAGGCTGGATGCAATCAGGTAGGCAGAATCCTTAACAGCCGTTGTGATCTGCTCATTTGGGAATAGTCCGTTAACTTCGCTGGCGATCATGGCCTTGGTGCCGGTTACTTTCGTGTCGTCTTTCATGACAACGCCGTCTTTAAGTGCTTGATCACCAGCCAGGATCAATTCAGAGGTGTAACGGCCTGCGGTTGTTTTTGATGATGCAGTCGCAAACGCAAGCCCCAGCGCACGATTCTGCTTATCAATCTGCTGGGCAATTGCCCCGGCCATACGTGGGCCGACAGTTGACGATAATGTTGCAATGGCTTGCGAACGCTCCTTTACTGGCAATACTTCAAGCATAGCGCGTACCTGGCTTGCTTCGTCGCTATCCAGCGGTGAGACTGGCTTATTCCCAGCCCATGCGCTGACTACTTCAGCATCTTTTACACGATTGGCGATACTGGCCTGAAGTGCTGCGGGTGAAGATGTGTCCAGTGGTTCAATGCCGGTAATCACACCGCGCTCAAGCCCGGCACGAATACCATTGTTTTTAAGGTCTGATTCACTGGCGGCATATACCTTGCTGATCTGTTCGCGGCGCTTGTCCAACTCTGGCGTGCGGCCAGTCTTGGCGATCTGTGCATCAATCTGAGCAAGCATTTGTTTCTGTGCTGGGATAGGCTGCGCAGCTAGGCCGCCAGTTTCTTGAGCCTGCTTTGTCAGTGCGACCACGCCTTGCTGATATGGAGTGCCGGCGGTTTGTTGCATGACCTGGTTGACGTAGTCGCTCGACAGGATTGTTCCCTTGTCCGCAAGCGATTGGAATGTGTTGTAAGTAGCCTCCGCTTTGTTCAGGTAGCGTTCCTGTTCACGCTGTGAACGCTGTGATGCGGCTTCCTGACGCTGAATCAATGATGTTTTGTAACCGTCCAGTTTTGCAATCAGGGTATTGCGGCGGGTCGAGTCCAGTTTGTCTGCATACGCGCCCTGGGTGATCTCTTTGGAAAGCTGGTTGATACCGTTGACATCATTGCGCACAGCCATTGCCTGCTGGTTCAAGTGGGCATCCCAGGTATTGTCCATCCAGTCTTGCTTACGCTTTGACCAGTCCGCGCCGTAAGCCTGCTGGCCAACTTCATCCATGGCATGCGCGCGTTCCATGATTTGCGTCATATTGGCGCCAGGCAGCCCGGCCGCTTTGCCGAGAGTGTCAAACATCTGGTTTGTAGTGGCTTGGAGTTCGCCCTTTTGCGCTTTCTGTGCCAGGCCGTAAATAGACTGCTGACCCTTGAAGTTGAGGCGTTTGACTGCGCGGCTCATGTTTTCCGCGTCTACGGGATCCAAACCATTAAAGTCAGGCTGTATTTTTTCAATGGCTTTCCCGTAGGCCGTGAGTGCATCGGTGTATTTCAACTGGCCAGTGTCTACTTGCTCGGTGATGCTTTTGGTAACCGCATCCGTCTGCATTTCATAGTCAAGCACCGTATTAGCGGCTTTTGCTTTTTTAAGCGCGGCCTGCTGCTTGTTTTCTTCATTAAGCGCACTCTGTATAAGCTGGTCGCGCTCTGCGTTCACTTGAGCCTGTTGTTGGCGTTCATCCCCCAAAGCAGCCCCGGCCACCCGCATGATGGTGTTACCTGCCTGTTCAAGGCCATTACCACCGAAACCGCGAGGGGTGACACGCGCAGCAGACGAACCCTGAGCGACCATGTTGCCAAAATTACCGACTGGAATTTGTGCCATTGCTTACCCTTTCTTGCCTAAGTACCATCCTTGTGCCACGGTTCCGGCAGCAGATAACACGGTGTTTTTTTTCACGTTGCTGGCTGCATTGCGCATTGAAGCTGCTTCTGTGTACCCTGACTGTGCTGCACGCTGTCCGGTCAGAATCGTTGCAAACGCATCCTGCTCGCTTTGCTGGATAATCTGGTCTTGTAGTTCAAGCGGCGTGCCTTCCCCGAGCTTAACGCCTGACGCTGCAAGCTGCGCTTTTGTCTCACCTACTTGGCGACGACCAGCTTTGCGTATTTTCTCGGCCTGTGTCATAGCATCTGCATACTGTGTAGCAGCATTGATTTCTGACTGTTTGGCCTGCTCTTTGTAGTAATCTGCTTGTTGCTGGCCTTGGCTAATTTGGCCTAGTACGCTGAGCCCTGTACCGACTGCAAGTAGTGCTGACATCCCCATAAAAGTACCTTTCAATCAATAATTAATACTGGGCCCAAGTAGCGTGCGCCGAGCTTTTCATACAGACCTTGTGTGCGTTCAAGGTTTATCCCTGTGCTGATGCTCAACAGTGAAAACTTAGCCTGGCGTTCTTTTGCCCATTTCTTGTAGTGGTCAATCATTTCTGCTGCTATGGCTGTGCCCCGATGTTCAGGCAGGATGAATATGCAAATATCCGTCGCTAGCTTTTCGTATGAGTACCATTCTTGAAACACCATGGCAGCCATGCCGCCGATAATCTCGCCATCTTTTTCAGCAACAATCAGCATGCCGTCATTGTTTGCTAATAATGACTTGAGCAAAAAAAGGACTTTCAAGCCGGAATAACTGAGGCGGCTATATTGTTCAGATTCAGCGTGGAACTTCTGGCCAATCTGCACCAGTGCTGGCAAGTCTTTGGGTTCAGCGTTTCTTATCATGTGCTTATCCGTTATTAACTGTGATTGATCTGATAATTGCCAGGACGTAAAAAGGAAGCGGGGCATCTTGGGAAATAACCTTTTCAGAGTTCCCCTTCTCCCAGCCGGTGGTTGAAATTGAAACGTCACCAGTGAATAGTTCTGGTGGCATGTCCAGTTGATCTTCGCTGTAACTGCGACCAGGGGCTACCTGCGCACCGTCAACAGTGGCCCCAATTGTGTTGTACAAGCGCAAGGTAATTTCATTGGTACTCATGAGGGCTGCTTGGCTAGTACCTTCGCCAGTGCCTATTTCTGGCCGTAAAGGAATAATGACCGGAGCAAAGAACAGGCCTGCCAGTACACGATGGGCAGCGCGTGGTAATGTGATCTCCCCACCATCAACCGTGAATTCCCCCATGTCCACGCCATCAGCGACAACACGTATTTCTCGGCCTTCCAAGTGGTCTAGTCCATCCCATACGGATTTTCCTGGATCACTGTCCTGTGAGATTGCACAATCAAGCTGAAAACCCCATGAATATGCAGGGTCTTGTGGGGGAAACTCGTCAGGGTCTGGATCAGATGTACCGTAAATTGGATACCACTCAGGCTGTAATCGCTCGATGTATCGTTTGATAGTTCCGTCACCCAGCTTGCGGCGTACGGTCATCCATACTTGCTCTGTGTCACCGGCTGGCATACTTGCAATGGATTCGACTGCCCCATCAGTTACTTGTCTGCACCAAGCAATGATGTCGAGATCACGGTCAAAGGTCACGGAGCAGAACTTGCCGTTTTCAAGCGCAACCCAAACAATTTGATCAGGTTCCTGTTGCTGGGCCATGCTGAATATACCCGCTTGGGTAAGATGCTCACCCAGGGTTGTGATATCCGGCGTTTTATAACCGTCTTCATCGTACTGATAGCCTATTGCACGTAGTTTCTTCCCTGCACGCTGAACAAACAAAATTTCCTTGCCGACTGCTACAGGTTTCACACGGCGGGAACCGCGCCCTGTTTCAGATGGTAACCGCACGTTTGTGGGCGTGATTGGCTTTTCAACACCGCCACGGACAGAGAATTCACCGCCATCAGTTAGGGCTACCAGGTCACGCAATGACACCAGGTAATTGATAGGGCCGACTTTGTTTTGCGAAGTGTCGATTGTGAACAGGTATGAATCATCGTCTGCTGTCCCTTTTGTGTAGTCCAAAGGTTCACCGCTGCGAGAGCCTACAACTGTTTGTGGGTTACGCACTGTACCGCCTACTGCAAGGCGTTGCTGGTGCATGATTCCGGTTTGCGGATAGCCGAACAATGCCGACCAGATAGAGGATTCAAGTGTCCAGGATAAGGCGGGCGCGGCTGTTGTCGATGAAAGCGCAGATTTAATAACCCCTGATACAACTGTACTGGACGAAAAACTGACAATTTTGACAAGCCCACCATTCACACGAACATAACTTCCAACATTGCCAGTCCTCCAACCGGCAGCACTTAACGTCAACGTAACAGTGGCCCCTACAGGACTTGCAAGATTAGGGGTTAAAGCGGCCTGTGGGCTTGCGTCTAAATTCCACTCACCACCAGGAATGGAGGTTGAATCAAATATGATCTTTACTTCACCAGTCACGTTTTGTGAATCAGTAAAAGCAGTAATGACAAATATGCCTGACTTGTGAAGTATTGCCCGGCCTACGTCAGAAGCCAAAAAAGTGGCAGAACTAGCCGCCATAGTTCTACCAATGCCGACGCTATTAGAATTTAGCGTTAAATTTGCTGGCGGGTACTCTCCGACCTCCTGGAATGGTTCTGCAGTAAATGGGGCTGGGGAACAGTCCCAACGATTATCAGCAAACGTGCGCAAGCGTTGAATCGGCACGTTCTTGTGAAACAGGTACATGGTGTCTTCGCCTTGGCAATAGTCCATGTCCTGCACTTGGGTGATACTGTACGGCGTGGTAATTTCATAAGGTGAACCGCCATTCATCACAGGTGTACCGTCCATTTTATAAACACGCATGACGGTATCTGCAAATTCCAGCATGTAGGATTTATCGCGGTTGATGGTGTACGGCACCAGGCGTGACTTCTTGGTACTGTCTTTCACTTCATGCAGGTATTCAGTGCCTGGCCGCTTCTGTGCCCCGCCAAGTGTGCGAGATATGACATTCTCAAGCTGTGAGGCTGCGTTAGGGTAGCGCGCAATATCAACGCGCCCGTAAGCCTGTGGTGACAGCTCACCGGCGCTGAAATTGGTCTGTATGGTCTTGACTTTAGGCATGCTGTTTACCTGACCCGATTTGAAAGCAATGCAAAGTCGCCGAGGGTTTCTGGTGGATTTTCCTGACCATCAACAGCGCGGGCAGATTTAAGGACGTTCTGCACGATCTGCTGCACCAACTGTTCTTTGCTGGTTGATTTGGTGATCGAGTAAGCGATACTGGCCTTCATGACCTCTTTCATGGCATCAATCAGCAGCGCATCCCAAGTGGCCTCGTCTGAGTTTCGATAGATGTAGCGCAGATAACACACATTGGTATTCATCAGCAGTTTGCGGCCTTCAAGGACATATTCATCTTCCTGGCCATTAAGTCCAACGCTTAATACGCGCAAATAGTCTGAAGGGAGGTCGAATTGATACTGCCAATCAAAAGCTGGGGCGTTGGTATCGGGAGACAGCACAATGCGTTTAACAGCACAGTTCCAAGGATGCGCGCGCAGTACCGCATCACGCTTTAGCCCGTATAGGTTAGAAACTGCACGCGTCCGGTCATTGTTATCATCAAAACTTGAGATTGGCTTATCACCAAGTTCTATCAATGCAGCCGAGCAAATTGAAACAGCACTTGTCATTTTTTCAGTCCATCCAAATTAAAAAACCCGGCCCAATTAAGGACCGGGCGAGCCCCGTGACAAATTCACGGCAGGAGGATTGCGGTTAGGAAGGAATCAACACAGACACTTCAATGCGAATCTGCGCGTTTGCACCAGGAGTGCCACCGTTCAGCGTTGCATAGATATAGCTGTCTTCAGTTGTGATGTACTCGACACCATCCTTGACCAGGGCGCCGTTGTTTGCGATAGCACGTACAGCAGCGGTGGCCACGTCAACAGCAGCAGCAATACCGTCAGCATCAATCGCAGTACCGTCGCTGGCTTTACGCAAGCCGACATCGCAAGTGATTGAAGTGCCCATATCCGCGCAGCAGATGAAGCTGTCGCATAGAATGCGGGAACCTTTCGGTACTTTGATTGGGCTGGCGATGGTGTCGCCGTTTGCCCATGTCACAGTGTCAGGGCTTGTAATCACATAAACCACTTTCTTACCAAACCCCATTTTTGGCGCCAGATTCTTGGTGCCAGCGGCTACGATTGCAGCCTGTTTCGATACGATTTCAGCCATTTCATTTCTCCTTGACTGGTTTAGTGAGTAAGGGCCGAAGCCCTCACTTGCTCAATTACTGGAATGCGATTTCAACTACCTTGTTTTCGTCCTGGCGACCTGCACCGTAAGACGCACCCATGGACACTTGGTACAAGTCTTTTTTGTCACCACGGCGGGTCACGTTGCCTTCTTCATAACCTTTACCGAAGTGAACACCAGACTTGGCCCAGGCATAGGCGTAGTAGGTAGATGAAGAGAATGTAAGGCCTTGGTATGGAATCCACTGGAAGCCCATCCATTTACCGGACAGCGCACCTGATTGCAGCATCTGTACGGCCATGTAATCAGCACTTGTCAGGGTTGTATCGCTCAGAATGTCTTGCAACACCTGGTCGTTGTACAAGATAAACAGTTCTTCGCCTGCTTCCTCGTCAGCTTCGTTTGCACGGAAGATTGATTTAGCCTGAATCAGCTTGGCTTTTGTGAAGCCTGTAGAGCCGTGGGCAATCTTCTGTGATGCTGGCAAGCTGTTGCTGGTTGCGCCGTCTTTGCTGCTGATAGTGCCGCCCAAAGCTGCATAGATGACTTGGTCAATCTTGCGGTTTTTGGCTTTCATCAGCGCGGACATGTAGTCGCCACCAGTGACAGGATTCACGATCATTTTTGGAATGTCGTTTCGGTCCAGTGGCAAGGCTTTGTAAAAGTCCTTCATCACTGCCAAACGGTTGCTGTGTGCTGGATCACCCCAATCAGTGTCACCGTGACGGATGGTGTTTTCATCCATTTCAATGGCGCCCATATTGTTGATGGTGAAACCATCACCAGTGATAGTGCCACGGTCATATACGGCTTTCATTAAACGGGATTCGTTTTGTTGGGCAGCATGACGGATGCTGTTGTCCCACTGCTGCACGAATGCGGCGGTAATTGTTTGAGAGCACAAGATCATGCCGTTTTTGTGCATGTGCAAGAACAGTGCTTTATTTACGCGTGCAGCAATTTCCCATGCAAAAGAAACTACTACTGCGAGCATGGCAGCGAATGCCAGTCGAATTTTCTTCATTTTGAAACTCCTTGAAAGTTGAGATTTATCAATCAGCCTTCAGGGTGTCCGGGCATCCGGGCCTGCTACGTTCATGAAGCTGGCTTACTGCTTCAATGCTGCGAGCTTGCAGGGTATCCACGCGCTAATGTGGGCCTGTGTTGCTACGCATTTTGTGTTAGGTCGTCGGTCAGTTTCCTGACTAAAAGAAAAAGCCGCACAGTGGCGGCTTGGGGTGAACTGGTAAGGATTACTTGTTAGTTGCTACATCAGCGGCACGTTACCCGCTTTTTCCTGCTGCTTGGATAAGCGCGCATAGTATTCAGTGACTTGCTTGCTTACCTTGGCATGTTCTGCGTGTTTAGGGTTCATGTACGCTTCGCTGGCCATCAGTTCATCAATGCTTTGTCCGCTAGTGAGGGCTGAATCAGGATTGATAGGTTTATCCTCGCCCATTTCTGCACCAATCTTGGCCAGACCTTGAATCAGTTTTGGGTCATTGCCGTAAGTGTTGATGATGTACTCAGCGTCATTGCCGAAGAATCCCTGCGCAGCTTTGAATGCAGACTGAACGCCAGCGGTGTATTCAGCGTCAGTTTTCCAAGTCTCTTTCAGTGCTGCGGTGCAATCTTCAGCATTCAACTGCTGCACACCGCCCGCCAACTGCGGAATTGCTGCCAGATACTTACCGATTGCGACATCAACTTGTTTTTGTGACATGCCAGCTGCATGCGCATCCTTAAGGAACTCTTGCATGAGTGGATCTTCTTTCAGGTCACCCAGCGCATCTTTGAGTTCATCCGGTACGTTCACGACATATTCATCGGCAGACTTCGGCGGGGCATCACCAGAGCCCATGCGCTTGGCTAACTGGTTGTAGCCTTCGGCCTGCTTGAGTGCTGATGCCTCCCAATCGACTGAACCGTCTTCTTTCTTGACTAGGTACTTTTCCTGGACTTGCGGCGCTTGCGCTGATTCACCCGCTGCACCCGCGAGGACGCTTTTATCCCCTGTGCCGCCTTCAGCACTTGAATCTGACTGTCCAGCTTGTTGCTGGCCGCCAGCATCTGCACCTGATGCAGCGCCGCCATCCCCTTGGCCGTCCGCTTGCGCTCCCGCCGCGCCGCCGCCAGCCGTGCCATCATCCGCTTGAGCCATGTAAACATGATGTAATAGTCCTTTCAAAAGCCAGTTCATGATTGTGTTTCTCCTTGTGGGTCAGTGTCGTCATCCACGCCGTTTGCGCGGTTGATCTGTGAAATGATGTAATTCAGAACTTCCTGACGCCCGATGAACTGCTGGGTATCAAGAACGCGATTGATGCCGTCTACACCGCTGGTTTTTGGTGTGCGGTTGAATCGCTGGATTAGGTCTTCAAGAATACGCGCTCCGGTCTTGTTGACTTCGAAGTGATCTGCGTATTCTTGGGGGCTAGGTCGTTGTGGGGTCATTTATTTATTAACTAGCATAAAACAATTGGGCTTCTGGAACGGCAACGCTGGCCCATCAAGCGCTCACCACGACGACCAAAGTGGATATATGAACTGCCAGAAGTCTCGATCAAATCCTCTGCGCCTATATACAAATTGTTCGTTGAGAAAGTCAAAGCCATTGGACTTGCTGAGTTCAGGAAAGACTGAGGGATGGCTAATGGAGCATCGCCAGAACGCCTGATAATCAATCTAGCATTACTTGCATCAATGTATTGCATTTGCGCTCTTAAAACACCACCAGAAGACCCCACCCCTGGGATGACGATATGCGTATTGTTGTGCTCACGTTTAAATGGAGCCGTGCTTGCATTTAAAATGGTCGTGGCTGGTGTTGTGCCAGATGCCGCGTTAACAGTGATTGAACCGGTGCCGCTATTCACCACTACGGTGTTAGAAGGAATTTCAATAAGCCCACTACCTTGTGCCGGGGTCACACAAAATTCAGCATCAATAAATCCGGCATTTCCAAACAAGCCTCGACGCATGGCTCCGTTTAAAATATTGGTAATGCGTGGGTTGTAAATTGGGTTTTGTGCGGAATAGCTAGTCAAATAATCGCCACTTGTCACGCTTGGCGTGATGGTCTTCATGATCCAATTTTTAATGTGAGGGATTAAAGCAGTTACCGTATTAAAAACTGACTGAGCAGCGGCCAGAACGTTTGTTTCTTCAGCCCAGGCGCCACCTAATCCAATATCGTTATAGAAATATCCCCACACGCCATTCGTGCACATTTTTGCAAGCTTGGCACGGCCGCCATACTTGCTAATGTCAGTGATGTCTGAACCCTTCTCTGTTTGCATGCCAAGGTTAGCAATGCCATAGTGATAACCAAGAATGTTTGCTGTTTCACCGTTCAGCCCGTAGATATCAAGCCCGGTGTCATAGTTTGAAGTTGAGCCGTCATCTTGACCATGCTCTTTACTGTCGCCTGGAACCGCAAAGGTTGGGTTTGTGGTTTCGGTGTATAGATTGAAAAAACGAATCCCAACTTGACCCGTAGTGCCGCCTGGTAATGTTGTAGTGGGGTCAACAGTGTCAACTGCATCTAGCCATGCTTGCCAGTTAGCTGGAGTTACTGAACTTCCGTTTGTATTGCGCACAAACACATCATTTGACTTGTTTTGTGCGTTGTAAGACATGAATTGATTGACGCCAAAAGTGCCCCCGCCATTATCATTGTGCGCTGTCTGTACTCCAGCAAGTTTGTATCTAACAGCAGAACCGGGCGGCAAGTATTTGCCATTAATATCAAACTCAAGCGTAAGAACATCTCCATAAGAGCATCTGCCAATGCGAGGGTTACCGTTGACCATATTTGCAGCAGTTAATACCGCATAATCTTTATCCAAGGTATCAACTACAACCCCAGGATAAGAAACGCCATTAACGATTACTGCTGCTTTGAAATCACCGAAACCATTGGTAAATCCGTTATTGATGGCGCGCATGTTTTCACCAACGCCGTGAATCAATGCAACGGTTGCTCTTATCTTTCCATTTGCCCCATTGACAAGAATATTCTCACAATCACCGAAAAGATAATTAAAAGTCCCTGCCACTTTTGGAAGATTTGATTTACCGGTCGCTGGCCCCCAATGCTTGCGAACTGTTCGAGAACCAAATAAATTTTCTAGGATAGGCCCTACCTCCCATCCATCATCTGTTAACGTTGCTGGATAAGTCATGTCATCACCTCACTATGCGACCATTTTTTGCGCCACTGCTGGCGCTGCTTTTGAAATAACTTCTTGTTCGAGCTGATTTTGCTGGGCCTGCTCTTGTGCTTGCTGGCGCTGGTCACGCTTGGCCTGGATATCGTCATCGCTCGGAACCACGGCATTTGGTACGCCCAATGCTTTAGCGCGTACTTTCTGCGCGGCATCAAAGTCAATGGTGTCTAGGACATTGGGATAAACCTGCGAAGTAGCCACTGCGCCAGCAACGTATTGATCAATAGCGTTGACTTCTTCCAGGCGCTGAGCCCGGGCCAATGAACCGATGAATTTAACGCTGTAATCGCGCAGGGATTCAGGCGCTTGACCAAGTGCACCGGCGCGGTATGCAATGCCAAAACAGCGAACGATAAGCGGGGTCAGGTATTCGGCCTGCAAGCGACCATAGATCGGGCCGAGTAATTGACGGATAAGCTGAACGCGCTGGATGACTTCAGTCGCTGTCATTGCCGGGCCGTCTTGCGGCTGCAACTGGTCAGCCATCATGGTCTTGCGGATGCTTGCCTGTAGACGTTCTTCACTTGTGAAACCGACATTGAAGTCAGCGCCAGACATCAGCGGTTTCATGCTGTCCACTGAGCTAGCGACAATGATCTTACGGGGGCCAACCTTGACACTGCGAGGATTCAATACCCCGTCATCTTCAGCAATCCACATGCCGGAGATAGCCAGGTCAAGCGCGGTCAGTTCAAGTGCTTTAACGTCATTGACTGAGCGAATGGCGCCCAAGGCTTGGGATACTGGGCCTGTGGCGTATGGTGTGCCAGGTACAAGCATCCAGCGCGGGACGATACAAGGGAATTCGTGATAACCAGATTCCTTGAGCAGATGTTGCTTACTGATCTCGATGTGAACAGAAGCAAACGGAAGATTGCGGGACATGCGCGCACCGACTGCGTGAATCTGCCGCGGATAGATTGCATGTAACACTTCGACTTTGTCGTCGTACTTCTCGTTGTTGTAAGCGTCACGGGTCTGCTGTGAAACATTGTCCGGGCCGTACATACTCACCACTTGCTCAACGGTAAGAGATAAGCAACGGAAGATCGTATCTACCAGGCCACCTTGCACGCTGGACGAAATGCAGCAC